TCTGACTTAGGGGTATCCATGTGCATCTGAAGCATATCATTTCCTATAAATAGTTACCATTTCGGTCCCGCGTTTTAAAACTTTCCAGCCGTCTTTGAGATGGTCTTCAAGCTGCTCCGCTCTTATAAACCGTATTAGCATCTCTGCTTTACTTTTCTTCGCCACCTAGAGCTCCATATCCGCAGATATCTACCCAGCTATCCTCGTGGTCGGTCTTCATCAGCCGTGCGGCTTTGACCATGAGCATACACAGGACAAACTGCTTCTCAGTTACTTCTGTTTCCAGAATAACAGACCACAGCTTGGCTACATCCTGAAAGTTCTTATGTGCATCGCCGTAGTCGCGGTCGCGGTCCCCGTTGATCAAGGACTCTGCTTTTTTTAAAATTTCATCGCGTTTCATATTCTTTTACCTTTTCTTTTAAAGCGGCAATCTCATCTTCATATTTCTGTATCTGTCTTTGACGCCCTGCGGCGGCTTTATGAGAGGCTGAACAATAACGTGCATCGTCTCTAAAAGAATTAAACATGGACCCACACCAATCACACTTATGTACATGAAAATTAGGAGTGACAGTGACTTCAAGCAAGTCGTCTATCGGGACAAAGATAGTGTGTCCCATTATCTTTTCCTGTTTCATTTATCATTCACCCCGATACAGTTTACTTTCCCATTGGCAAACCGCGTTAATATGTGTGTGTCTAGTAGTAGGTGCAACCATTCCAATTTTTTCCACCCACCCTAACTTCTTTAACGATGCCACCATAGAACCCCATACATTATGATGATGCGGCTCAGACATTCCACGTTCTCTACAGAACGCACATATTTTCCCGCCTTCAATAATCTTGTGTTTAGAGAGATACTCTACGGCGTTGTTATAATATTCTCTTTTCCAGTCATCATCAGCATTCACATATGCTCTTTCGATCTCAGACTTAATAAACTCTTTCCTGTCAAATAACTCTTGCTGTTTCATATCAGATCATAACTCTTTGCTAGGTCTTGTGGCTCCACAAGATACAGGTTTTCCTTGGCACGGGTAACGCCCACATAGAATACGCGGTGCGTGTCGTCGGGATTCTTTCTAAACTCTTCTTCTGATGCTGTAGACAAGTCAGTAAACAGTACCACATTATCCGCCTCGCCGCCCTTTGATCCGTGGATCGTGGACACCTTGATGCGAGGCTCTGCATTGAACTTCTCACCGCGGCGCAGTAGAGCCGTGATGTACGCCCTTTCGGTGGACGGTATGTTGTCCATCGCCTCATGCCAGATACAGTCTTGTATCGGCGTTAAAAGATCTTTCTGTGGCATTAGCCCGTGGTCCGCGATTAGTTGGTCGAGCGTCACCAAGTCCTCATCACCAAGCGTGGTCAGCTTTTTGTGACCCCGCAATATACGTTCCTTGCTGGTCATATAACTATATATAGTGCGAGCCACTGCGCCAGTCACTTGTCTGCCTTTGCGTAGTTGCTCCCAGCCGTTGACGGCCTCGCTTAATCGTTCGGATATGGACCGTGAGCCGCGGTAGTCGAACAGGTAGCCGTCTGTCTTTAGTTCGGTAGCCACGGGGGCCAGCATATAACCGGCTTGGGCTAGTATCAGCCACGTTCCTTTGCTCATGTCCAACTCGTTTACGGCGTAGATGTTCTGCACCGTGCCCATAAAATCTTTAGCTTTATAACTTTTAGGAAACCGGCGGTGTATCCGGCTGGCTATCTTCTGCGCCAGAAAGTGGACGGACTTGGGTATGCGGTAGGACTGCGATAGGGTTTCGGACCCGCCATCCAGATTAATAAACTGATCAACGTCGGCACCGGCCCAGCGGTAAATGGCTTGGTCGTCATCTCCGGCGCAGTACATACGCTCTGACTTGGCATCCAATGCGTGGGCTATGTCCCACTGCAAGGCGGACAGGTCTTGCGCTTCATCCATAAAGGTTAGGGCAAAGCGTGGGCAGTAATGCTCTGCGCCTATGACAAACTGTTCAAGCATATCTGTAAAGTCGAAGACCTCGTTCTGCTTTTTATACTCAAGCAGGGACTTGGCGACATAGTTGACCGTGTTCCATGACTGCTCAAGCTCTGTCTGATTGTACTGCTCGCGCAGGTCTATCTTACGCAAGCGGGCTAGATTAATGACGCCCAAGACTGGGTCGTTGGATTTGACTATGCTGGGTACATCTTCGTCGAAGCTGACACGTTTCTCGACGGACAGGTTAAAACCCATGATTTCGCTCAGTTCTCTGTAATGCTCTTTCTGCATGACCTGTTCTGCCCGTATGTCTGACATGGCAAGCGAGAAGCTATGCAGGGTACGGAAGAACGGTAGCTCCTTGGGGTCCAGATTAAACTTTTTGGCAGCCCTGTCCCGCGCTTCTTCAGCCGCCTTTCTAGTAAAGGAGAAGAAGCCGATCTGGTTGGGTAGTACGCCCGCGCCGAGTGCTTTTTCCACCTGATTAATCAGGGTGGTTGTCTTGCCGGTTCCGGGTGGACCGAAGTATCTAAACAAAGGGCTTGTCCCAGTTCTTTGTGTGTTCGACTAATTCTTTCTTGGCTTGCACAATCTGATACACACGTTGTCTGGACAGATTGAACATCCGGCCAATGGCGGCCAGCGTCATCCTGTTTTCTTTGTATAGACGCCAAATCTCTGCGTTACGCTCAAAGTTCTTCATCATACAACTCTTCTATGTTTGACATATGCTTGATAAAAACAGGGGTTTTGTCCCCGACATAGGCCCCCACTACGTTGAACCACATAAACTCATGGGCCTCATCGGGCTCCATGTTGTCGCGGTCTATAAGCACACCAACGCATTTATCGAAGTCGTAGGCTACTACATCTTCCTGACCGGCGCGGTGGGCTATACCCATAAAGGCTTTTTCAAATCCATCGGCTAACAGCATTAGAACGGCACCTCCGTTGTATCAAAATCTTTCAAAGTAATGTCTACGTCTGCTTTATCAAAGGCTGGTATCTCCCAGACCCGTACTACCCGTCCCTTTATCTTTAACTGAATAGCAGAGCCCTCAATGTCTCGCAGCCTCTGCGCTATGCGGTGTGACTTGTACTCAAAGAACTTGTTCTTCTTTAAGAAACTCTCAAAGTCCCGCAGTCTAAAGTAAGTTTTCCCTGTTTCCTCATCAGTCCACGGCTTGCGAAGCAATATTTCCTCACGGTCTTTAGCTTGTTGAAGATGACGGCAGAACTCTTCTAAGTAATCGTAGAACTGCCCGCTAATACTGGCATCCTCTGACACTTCTATAATAGATGCCTCGTTGTCCCTCATCTCCGTCATCATCGCAGAGATACGGCTCTCCCACACCACCTTGCTAACAGTGCGCGGCATGAAGCTGAGTTGCTCCATGCAAGCTTTTTGAAACGCGGGTTGAGACAAAAGAGCTTCTGTATCTAGCTCAAGCGGCTCTCCGTTTACATCCATAAACCAGACGGGTGGAGTAGAGTTGTACTTTCTAAGGTTTGCAACAATAGCCCCTTGAGCCGCGGCACCTATCCCGTGCTTTCTGGTCATGCAGAGTTCTTTGTTACAATGCGAGACAATTGGTGCGTCGCTGCATCTGTAGGCATACTCCTTCTTATCAAGCTGCTTGGCTATGATGTTGATCTCGTTGAGCGGCAGGGGCGGCGACAGGAACTCGTTGTTGTACTTTAGTATCTCTGTCTCCCAAGAGTCGGGGAACGCCTTACGCAGATACACACCTATATTGAACAGGCCATTGTTGCGGCCACCTTCGCTGATTAGCTCTTTGCATAAATGCTGTAGACAAGGTGGCCCGTCGCGCATGACGATTGCGCTTTTGTCACTGTCAGACAGTTGTAGCTTCATCACCTCTTCGGGCGTTTGCTTATACTTCTCGTATTGAGCTATGAAGTCTTCCAGCGTGATACTGACGCCCTTGTCATCAAAGCCGTAGCGCAGACCGTCTTCGGCATCAAAGTAGGGTAGGTTTAGAAAGTTACCCACATCGCCGCGGTCAAGGTGCAGCTTGACTTGCTTTGGGAAGATCTCGCTGCCGCCGTAACCCAGCGCAGCCGATAGTTGTTGCAGCGTAGACTGCATATCCTTGGCGTCTATCCACTCTGTAGTGAACAGAAAGCAGTGCGCTCCGCCAGACTTTGAGCGGGTCACTACCAATGGAAGCTTGAGCTTCCTAATCTTTTGTATGAGCAGCTTGTGGTCTAACGGGTACTGATCAACGTCGATACAGCCCCAGACGCATTGGTCTTGCTCGTTAATTGGAATAATACCAATGGCCGCGCCTTTTCCCGAAAGGTGGCCTTCCCATAGTTCCGTGGTCCGTGGTTCGCGTAAGATGGCAGCCCTACCGGAGTTCTTCCCATTTGCTTGGGTTTTCTCCACCTTGTAGGTGCCATACGCTGCTTCAAGGCCGCGGAATATGTGCTGAAACTTTTCTACAGACATAGTTGCCCCCAAAAAGGATGGGGCGGCAAGACGACAGGAGCCCCCCGTCTCACCACCCCAACTGGTTAGAACGGTACGTCAGAGTCGTCGTTTGACGATGTTGCTGCCGCGTCGTCCTGATGCTTTACAACTACATCTCCTGTTGTAACGCTCTGGGCAAACGTCTTGGCCTGTCCGTATACACCGGCATCTTGTACCGGCCCTTCAAGGCTCATTTCCCAACCGTGCCAGCTTCCTTTGCTGTTTTCCTCTGACACCGTCTTGATGTTGTAGACATGGCTGAACCGTGGTGGCGTGAACGGGCCGTTCTTGCCCTGCATAACTCGTGAAGAAATCATGCTGTTCCACTTACGGCTTTTCTTTAACTGCGTAGACTTCATCGCAATCAACGCTGTTTCGGATGATCCATCCTCGTGGGTAACGATCACAAAGTGCTGGTGAGTTTCTTCAATGTACTCACCTGATCCGTCCTGCACATACTCTTTGTTATCTTCAGCAGAACGCTCAGTCTTTGGGATAGTATCGCCCGGAGCATAGATGGCTGTTGGGCCACCCGTTCCTGTGCCTCTAGGGGCCCATTGGATGAACCGACGCTGATAGGCACACGGAATGACCTTGAGGCCCTCCTTGCCGCTGTAAACGGCTCCTGAGACGGTATTGTATATGTCACCCTTGCGGGCTGTCTCATGTGTGTCCAGAAGAGGATCAAGTCCAGACAGGATTTTGAGGAACGGTAGCGCAAGATCTTCTTGCCCCATATTCTCCATACCCATACCGGCATCATCTTCAAACATAGTTGGATCGAATGCGATTATTTCTGCTGATTTCTTTTCAGCTACTTCGTTCTTTTTATCAGCCATTTTATTTACCTCTCTTAATAACTGCTCGTTGTCCGACATAGGCTCCGAATAATTCCATTGGGAAGTCGTCACCATTCTCAACACGTTCCTTGACAAAGGCACGAAGCGTCGAGTGATGGATACCCGTGTCTTGCTCCGCAATGTAGCCCTCTTTTTCCGCAAAGGCTTTGAAGGCTGACGCTTGTTCGTCCTCCCCTCGGCCAAACGTACACGCAACGGTATTTTTAATGATGTCGTCATACCCGTTCTCCCGTAACCATTGATAAGCGGCGGGCCGATTATCTACCGTGCCGTGTTCACCTTTGGTGATTGATGCACCGTAAGTGGGTTTGACAACAACTTCTGAGCCGTCATCTAACTTCATTGAAGACAAACCTATCTCTTGAAGCATGGTCGGTAGGTCTTCATCCGTGAGCTTTTGCAAACCTTTTTTAGCCTTCTTGAGATCGTTCTCAAGACACGCTATATACTCTTCTTCATCACGGATTTTGCGGGCCAGTTCGGCCACTGTCTTGAGACCATCTTGGTCTAGCTTTTCTACACCAGTGGTAAGACTTGCTTCAAAGTCTTGTTCCATCTGATCAAAGATATCACTCATATCGTGGTTCTCCGTTCGTTGTTAAAGGCACCGTTAGGGCCTTGACAAATACCTATATATGCTTATATACTCTCAATGTCAAGGGAGAAAATTATGGGAAAATACAAATTTAAGACGGAGCCGTTTGACCACCAGCGCAAGGCGCTTGAAGACTCGTGGTCCGCGGAGTTCTATGCGCTGTTCATGGAGATGGGAACAGGCAAGTCCAAGGTGGCTATTGATACAATGGGTATGTTGTATGAAGCCAAGGAGCTTGGAGCGGTCCTTATCATTGCACCAAAGGGCGTCTATGACAACTGGGTAAAAGGCGAAATACCCACACACCTGCCAGACCGTATAGAGCGGCTGGTTGTGCGTTGGACGCCGTCCACTTCTAAGAAGTTCCAAGAAGAGATGAAAGAGATCGTGTATCAGCCGTTTGACGGGCTGAAGATATTTGTAATGAACGTCGAGGCGTTGTCCACGCCGCGTGGTACGAAGGCCGCGTATGCCTTCTTGGCTAAGAACCCTGCCAATATGGTGGTGGTTGACGAGAGCACGACGATCAAGAACCGTAAGGCTACGCGCACCAAGAACGTGATGATGCTGGCAAAGGACGCTAAGTATAAACGTATCCTGACCGGCTCTCCTGTTACCAAGTCCCCTATGGATTTGTTCAGTCAGTGTTCGTTCCTGTCGTCTGAGGCGCTTGGCTTCAACAGTTACTATGCCTTCCAGAACCGCTACGCCATTGTACAAAAGCGGACGATGGGGGCTAGAAGCTTCCAAGAGATATCGGGCTATCGGCGGCTGGATGAGCTCAATCTGAAGCTGGACCGGTTCAGTAACAGGGTTCTGAAAGAACATTGCCTTGATCTGCCGGACAAAATGTATGTACGCCGCGACGTACCGCTGACTACAGAGCAGGAAAAAGCATACATTCAAATGAAGAAGCTGGCGCTTGCCAAGCTGGATAGCGGCGAGCTTGCCACTACATCTAGTGTTTTGACACAGATTATGAGGCTACAACAGATATGCTGCGGGCACTTGCAGTCAGACGAGGGCGAGCTAGTCACGCTAGCGAGCAACCGGTACAAGGAATTAATTGATGTAGCTGAAGAGTTACAGGGAAAAGCGATCATTTGGGCGACGTATACACACGACATCCAACAGATAGCTTCGGCCCTGCGCGACCGCTTTGGGCCCGAAGCGGTCGCAACCTATTACGGAGAGACGGCTCAAGATGAGCGGCAGGACATTGTAGATACGTTCCAAGATAAGGAAAGCCCGTTGCGGTTTTTTGTGGGGCAGCCCCGCACGGGCGGCTATGGTATCACGCTGACTGCGGCTAATACTGTTATATACTTTAGTAACAGCTACGATCTGGAGATCAGGTTGCAGTCTGAGGACAGGGCGCACCGCATCGGTCAGGACCAGAAGGTCACATATATTGACCTAGTCTCGCCCAAGACGATTGATGAGAAGATATTGAAAGCATTGCGCGGTAAGATTGACTTAGCCGGTAAGGTGCTTGGCGAAGAGGTTAGGGCGTGGCTGGTTTAATTAAACGGATTTATTTTTTTAAAAAACTCGCCAAATCCGGTTTCTGAACCTTTAAAAGGGCGGTTAACGTCCTTTCCGGGTCCTTGGTAATATGTGCGAGCATTATTACCACCTTTATAATAACCCGAAAGCGAAGAACCTCTGGCTGGGGAGGTTCCAAAAAGATTTCCAATACCCGATTTCAGGTCCTCATAAAGCCCTACGTTTTGTATTTGTCCTTTGCGATCAGCCATTTCATCTTGATCAAGAAACAATCCCTGACTCATCGTATAACCGTCCTGTCCGGGAAGTGTGCTAGAAGAGGGCAAAGATAATTGTCCTG